CGTGGCGGTTGTGGTGAATATGGCTCCGAAGGCTTTGCGGACGCGGTCTGGGTCGTTTCCCCATTGGGGGTGAAGCTCGATGTGCCACCAGTCGCCGCCGGGTGCGCCGGTGAACGTGGGTTTGGTGGCTTTGCGCCATGCGGCGCGGTCGCAGCGCCATGAGCGGCCAAATTCTTGTGGCCAGTAGTCGATGATGAGTTGTATGCCGAGCTGTTCCCAGTGGTTGAGGCAGGTTTTGATGAAGTCGAGGGATTTGCGGCGGCCGTCGGTGACGCCGAGGTTGCGGGGTTGGATGTAGCGGTAGCTGAGGTCCATGGCGAGGCCTCGAGCGTGGTTGGAGGTTTGGCCGGGTTTGCCGCGTATGTCGCGCATGACCCATGTGCCGTTGTTCCAGAGGGCTCCGCCGCTGTGTTGGGTGGCTTGGCGGACCCATTCTTCGGTGCCAGCGAGTTTGTGTTTGGTGACCGGCTGTTGGTCAACGATGTATGGGCGTGTCACTTTTTGTCTTTGTTATCGCCAAGTTCTTTGTGGTGGCCGAAGATGGAGGCAAGGTGTGGGTCGCTGATTTTTGAGCTGATGAATGCGAGCACCGCGGATGCGACCGGAATAAGCATGGCGGTCAGTGCTGGGTCAAAGTTGTTGATGTGGGCGATGTACACGCCGATTCCGAGGATGCCGCCTTTGACCGTTTGATCGGCGGCCTGTTTTGTGGCTCCGTTCATGCTTCCTCTTCGGGCGACGGTGGCGGTACAAATTCGTCACGTGCTGGGTCGTAGCTGTACCCGATGCCGGCATAACAGCCACGGAAATTGGCATGGTATGACGTTTGTTTCCAATTCAATGTCTGGCCGTACACTTCGGACAGATAAGCAATTCCGATGGGTTCGCTTTCTGGGAATTCAGTGTTGCCAATGTCTTCGTTATTGACCGTCGATACTTGGTAAACGAAGTTGTTGTCGTCAAGCCATGCGAAGTGTGCCATGTTTACACCTTGAACCTTACGTAGACGATTCCTGAGCCGCCGGCTGCGGCTGTGCGTCCTGCGCCAGCTCCGCCGCCGCCTGAGGCTGTGTTGGCGCCGGCCGCTGTGGCGTTCGTGCTGCTGAATGAGCCGTTGCCTCCGACTGAGCTGCCACCAGTGCCTCCTGTTGTTGAACCGGCACCACCGCCACCTCCCGCCTTGAAAAGTGAAGATCCGCCAATAAACGTTGACACATCCGTGCCAGCTCCTCCGTTGCCGCCGGTGTTTGAGGTTGAGTCTGCGCCGACTGCGCCGCTACCGCCACCACCACCACCAGATGACAGCTGGATTCCAGAGCCGCCTAAGTTGCCTTGATTACCGCTTGAAAATCCAGAGGTTTTGGTTCCACCGCCAGACGACCCGCCAGCACATTTGACGCCGTTGCCGGAAGGGTCAATCCCTGACTCAAAAAGGCCGCCACCGCCACCGATGGCATAAAACGACCCCACGCGACTGAATCCACCTTGATTGCCGTTTGTGTTGTCCGATGATGCTGCTGCGCCGCCAGCACCGACCGTAACCGTTTGGTTGGCATCGAAATACACTTGGTTGTAATTCAGTACGCCACCGGCGCCGCCTCCGCCACCGCGGTAGCCGTTGCCGCCTGCTTGGTCCTTGCCGCCACCGCCGCCGCCTGCCCCCACCCAGATATCAAACCAGCCAGCTTTAGTAACAGTCAGAGTGGAATCACCGGTGAAGGTCAGCAGTGTGTAATTCTGGCCGCTAACAGTGATCGAGCTGCTGGACCCGCCTGTTGCTACACCGTAGGAAGCACCGCCACCGCGAAAAAAGATGGCCGAGGAGGCGCTCGTGAAGTACAGCGCTCCACCCTCCCATTGAGCTAGGGCTAGTGAGCCCGCTGTGTTGACGGTCGCCGTGCCGGCCGTGACGGTGCAGGTTCCCGTGTTGATGTTGTGAATCCATACGGTGTCACCAGCATCGAAGATGCCTGTGTTGACGGTGATCGTTTTGGCTGTTGCGGCGTTCATCACGACGCGCGTGCCTTTGTCGGTTGCGACGAGGGTGTAGGAATCGGTTTTGGTGCTGACGGTCCAGTTGTAGTCGTTGGCCTGCAAGGCGGTCATGTCCGCGGCCTCAAGCACTTGCCCGATGGAGAAGCTCTGTTTAGCCATGTGGTCAGCCTAGGACATTGGAGCCGTCAAGGACACCATAGATCGGGTCATCGAGGATGAGCTCGTAGACGATGGTGGTGGGGCTGGTAAAGAATGTGATTTCGTGGCCTCGGTCAAAGTTGATGGTGGCTTGGATGCCTTCGACGGCGAGCTCCTGGGCAACGGCGGAGCCGAGGCCGAGGATTTCTTTTTCGACGCTGATTGTGTTGCCGATTTCGACGTTGGCAACGGTGTCGCGTTGGCCGGATGTGAGTTGTGCAAATTTGACGGTGACAGCGGTGTATCGGGGTGCTGGGTAGGGCTCGAGGAGATAGGTGGCGAGATCGTCGATTTGGGTTTGTTCGTGGAGGAGGCTGTTGGTGATTTGTTTGGCTTGGATGAAGTAGGTGGCTTGGCTGGTGAGGTCTTCGGCGATGGATTCGTCGCCGTCAAGTGCGCGGACGTAGGCGTAGTTGACGACGTTTTCGGCGTCGAATTCGACTTCGAGGCCGTCGTATGGGGTGTTGGTTCCGTCGTCGTGGAAATTTACGACTGGGGCGCTGAGGGTGTTGCCGATGCGCGCTTGGAATGTGAGGGTGCCGTCGGCTGCGATGAAGGTGCGGCCTTGTTCGGCTTGGTTGATTTGGTTGATGTACCCGAGGGTGTTGGTGCCGGCTGTGACGGTGTATGGGGAATCGTGGCCTAGATCAACGGTGCCGATGGCGATGCTGGTGGTGCCGGTGTAGTTGACTTCGGGGAGTGCGAGGAGGCTGGTAAGGCGTTGGCTGCTGGTTTCGCTGGTGACGTTCCATTCTTGGAGGTTGGTTTGGGCGAGTTTGTAGAAGTCGTCGGCGCATTGGACGATGACGGTGTTTGGGCCGGCTTTGGCGAAGACGTACTGGTAGCTGATGACGGTGCCGGTAAATAGTGATGTGGTGCCGCGTTTGAGGCGCATGGCTCGCATAGGGGCGAGTCCGGGTTCGTTGTTTGCCGGGTCGTAGTAGGGGCTGGTGGAGTCGTAGGGGCCAAGGATGCCGGTGGTGTCGCGCATGGTGAAGCTGAGGGTTCCGGCGCCTAGTTGGTCGTCGGGTTTGCGTCGGCCGCGGCGGTAGATGATTTGGGTGACGTTGTCGGTGATGTCGGCGTATGTGGTGGTTGGGCCGAGTAGGTAGGTGGTGTTGTCGAGGACGCCTTTTTCGGTGTCGTCGAGGCGGAAGCTGGCGTAGTCGAAGCCGGTGTCGATTTCGAGGGTGTAGTTGCCGGATTGGACTACGGCGCTCATGTGACGAGGATGTCGATGGGGCCGCTTGAGCGGTTGTATTGGATGAGGGCGTCGACGATGGTTTGGCCGAGGTCTTGGGGTGCGGTGACGGTGTTGACCGTGACGTTGATGGCTGGGGCGGCGTTGATGAGCTCGAGGTCGGCAAGTCGGGCGGATTCGGTGAGGCCGAATGCTGTGAGGTCTGGGGCTGGGAAGCTGATGCCGCCGCCGCCTCCGCCGCCGCCACCTCCGCCGCCGCCTCCAGTGGGGCTAGGAAGCGCTGGGAGGCTTGGAATGCCGCCGATGGCTGTTGGGACGCTGGGGAGGGGTTCTAGGCGGTCTGGGACGTTTGAGGGGCGGCTGGTGGCGCCTGAGGTGCCGAATGGGAGTGGGATGTTGCCGATGAGGTTGCTTGTGGGGAGGTAGCCGATGTTGTTGACGAATGGTAGGGCGTTGTATGCGGCGATGAGTGAGTTGATGGCGATGTTGACGCCTTGGGCGACTTTTTCGAATGCGTCGATGATGAGGTTGGCGAATTCGACGCCGGCGCGGGCAAGGCCTTTGAATGCAAAGCCGCCGTCGGCTGCGAGCTGTTGGATGCTGATGGCGAGGGCTGCGGCGATGGCTCCGACGATGCCGAGGCGGGTCGCCAGCCCGGACATGGCGAGGCTGGTGCCGCCGGTGGTGACCGTTAGGGCTTTCATGGTCAGATCGACGACGAGGACGGTTGCGTTGTAAATTTTCATGGCGGCATTGGCGCCAAGAACGAATGCGGCGAGAGCGGCGATGGCTGTGCCGGCTTTGACGATTGCGTCGGTGTTGTTTTGCATGAACACGGCGGCTTTGTCGATGATTGGCAGTAGGCGCTCGAGGACGGGGATGAGGGCGTTGCCGATGTTTTCTTTGGTGTTGTCGATGGCGATGGCGACGCGGCGCATGCGTCCCTCGAAGCTGTCTGCGGCTACGGCGGCGGCGCCTTGGAATGTGTCGGTGAGGACGCTGACGATGCCTTCGAAGTCTTTGGTTTTGACGAGGGCTTCGTCGAGGGGGACGCCGAGGCGTTGGAGGGCTGTGGCTTGGCCTTGTGATGCTTTGGCCAGTGCGATGCTGACGGATTCGAGGTCGCGGCCGGTTGCTGCGCTGATGTCGAGGGCGAGGTTGAGGAGCTGTTGGGATTGTGTGACGTCGCCGGTGGCTCGGACGAGGTTGCCGAGCGCTGGGCGGAGCTGTTCGTCGGACACCGCGGCGGCGCGTTCCGTGGTGGCGATGTATTGTTCGTTGGCGGCGATCTGGGCGTCTGTGGCGCCGGTGGTGTTGCGAAGCGTTTGAGCGAGCAGCTCTTGGGCTTTGGCGTCCTCGGCTG